CGACGGCGCTGGCGGCGCCGTTCGAGAACCAGACCACGATGCTGTCGCCGGGCTTAGGCTCCAAGTTCTCGGTCATGTTCATGCCCTCTTCCGCAGCTCGGCCATCTTCTCGAGGAAGTCGAGGATGGCCATCGTCTCGTCGCCGAGCGGTGTGCCGCCGCGTGTTAGCGTCCAGTGCTCACGTGCTTCGGCCATCGTCGAGAACACCCGGCATCCGGCATGCACCGAGCTGGTCTCGCCGATCGCGAACTGGTAGCCATCCGACCGAAAGGGCCCGACGGCCATCGGTTTGACGAGCATTCGCATAAGGCGGCAACCCGAGCAGTTCGAGCAGTCCGAGCAGTCCGAGCAGTGCAAGCAGTCCGAGCAGTCCGAGCAGTCCGAGCAGCGCGAGCAGCTCGAGCAGTTCGAGCAGTTCGAGCAGTTCGAGCAGCGCGAGCAGCTCGAGCAGTTCGAGCAGTTCGAGCAGTTCGAGCAGTTCGAGCAGTTCGAGCAGTTCGAGCAGTTCGAGCAGCCCGAGCAGCCCTTCAGGCTGGCGAACGCGGCACGAGCGGCCTCTTCACTGCCGAAACGCTCAACGCTGCATCGATTTCCGTTCGTGTCATAAATCCAAGTCGTCATATTCATATCTCCAGCTCGTTGATCATCTCGATTGCCGCGGCCTCACGCTCGGGTTCCTTGCTCTCGAGGCCAATGAACTTGTTTGGCAGGTTGTGTACCTGGACTCCCTTAGAAGAATTATGATGTATCATCCCCCCTGCGATATAGCTTTCATCTCCTTCAACAGAGATGTCCCAAACATCTCTTTCTCCCAAGCGTACAAAAGTCCAACCTTTTTCCGGTGTAGTTTCTGGTGCCCTGACTTCGTTACTATCGCCAGGTTGTTCAGATCGTTGTTTGTCTTGTCCTCGTCTATGTGGTGCACCTCCCAGTGGGGCGGAAGCTCTTCCAACCCGAGCGACTTCGCCACTATCGTGCGGTGTTCGAACGTGTAGCCAGAACCGTTCCACTGCGAGGCCCGCCCCTTGCGCATGATCCTCTCGGCAGCTTTCCGCACGCCGTGCATAGGGTTCAGCGCGCCGGTCTTCGACAGCGAATGGTAGGCGCCGCGCAAAGATCGTTTCTCTTCCGGTGACAGCTCCTGCTTCAGCACTGCCGATACCGTGTGGTACGTCACGCCGTTGCGTTCCGCTATAGCCCCCATAGTCCCTGCGAACGACCGATATTGGCTCACAATCGCGGCGCAGAGAGCCTTGTCCTTCAGCGCCTTTTTCGAAACACTCATGCAGTGATCTCCATCCCGATAGCGTTAGAACTCTGTGGTTCCCGGTAGCTTCGATTACCTCGCCCGCGGGCCCTTCCACCCTGAACATGGCTTCCCTACCCTTGTATATTTTACGCAGGACACGGCACGAACGGTTAAGGCCACTTATGACCATATCACCCGGTTGCAGAGACACAATAGGCTTAACTCCGTGCGGCGTCTCAATCGGCGTCTCGGCCGCCACACAGTAGCGCCCGGTCTGCTGCGCGCCGTTGAAGACGTAGGAGCCGCGCAGCACGTCGTCGCTCGACGCCTGCAGCAGCATCTTGTCGAACTTGCCGGGTGACGATGAGCCGTCCCACTGGCGGATTTCCAGCACCTCGCAGATGGCGATGTCGATCTCCGACAGCCCTCCCTGCTTCTCCTCCAGCGCGTCGTAGAAGGCGAGCAGCGCTTCGATGCGCGGTCGGTCGATACCGATCTTCGCCGGCACGATCTCGCCGTCCTCCTCGCTGTAGAGCTTGACCATGATCTCGCGCGCCTCGGCGTGCTCGAGCCGGTCGTAAATCCACTGCCCGATGCGCTGCGCCTGGGTCACCTTGTCGATGCGCTCGCGGGTGATCTGTGCCAGCCGGGCGTTGGATCGGTCGACGTTGGCGTCAGCGATGTCGGCGGCCCTCGCGCAGAACTCGGTGTCGATCATGAAGCCGCGCTCGTTGATGCGCTCGCTGGCCCAGTATTCCTCCCATTCGCGCCGTGGCAGCTTGCGGGTGGCCTTGAAGATTTCACGCAGCAGCGCCGTGTCGCGCACCGCGTAGCTCTTGAAGCGCTGCCACTCCTCCCAGCGCTCGCGCGGCTGGGGCGCGTCAGGCTTGGTGAACAGGTTGATCAGCGCCTTGCCATCGTCCTGCTTGCCGGCGAGCTTCAGCGACCGCGCAGCGCCCTCCAGGGAGGGCGCCAGGTTCGACGCCAGCACCTGGGCCATGCAGTCGATCATCGCCTCTGGTGGCAGCCGCAGGGTGCCCTGTACGGAGCGCAGCGCCACCCGGTCGAAGCCGGCGTTGAAGGCGACGAACCACTTGCCCTCGAGACGCTGGGCGGGCCCCCAGAACTGGCGCAGGTCGAGCGGCAGGTCGTGCAGCTGGAAGCCGCCCTCCTGCCAGCCGTCGTCCATCGCCACGCACTGCACGGGCCGGTCGCCGATCGCGTAGGTGATGATCGAGGCGTAGCTGTGCTCGGCGTAGCGGTAGGTGCCGGCGGTGACGACGCTGGCGAGCTCCGGCGGCGTGCCGCGGCGCGCTTTGGTCTCGGTGTCGATGAAGCAGTAATCGTCGATGTCGTCGGAGAGCGTTGCGAAAGGGTTCTGGGTCATGGCTTGGCCCCCGTGAGGGAGCGGAGGGCGGCGTCGATCAGCGTAAGCGTCGCGTCCTGCTCGGCATTGTGTTCGCGGTTGTCGTAGACATCGACGTACCATCGCGCCTTCTCCAGCGCCTCCACCGCCTCACGCATGTCGGGGGATGGAGCGCGGCGGTTCCAGTCGTCAACGACTTGGTTGACGATATCTTCGCGCGGTGTTCCGGGAGCGTCTTCGTAGCAGAAGCCCATGTCTGCACCACACCGGGCGCAGTAAACGGCGGCCCTTGACCCTAACGCGCCGCTAGAGAGCGCCCTGTACGCTTGGCTGGTATCCAACTCAGCCAAGCCGCCACAGAATGGGCATGGCTTCAGTTCTTCGCTCATAGCGTGTTCGCTCCTGCAAAGATGACGGCGAGGATGATCATCGCCAGGGTGATGAAGTCGAAGCGCGTGGTCATGGCTGCCCCTCTCTGGCGGCGGCGGCACGGGCTCTGGAGAGGGCGGCGAGCGCCACCGTGCGAGCGCGTTCCATGTTCTTGTCGTATTCGCGAATTGACGTCGCCGGGTTGCCGGTATTGTCGTCTGCTGCGATGTAGGCTTTCAGCGCCTCGTACAGGTCAGGAGCAGCGGCGATCAGGTGGGCGTCAGCAAGGCTCTGTGCATCGGGGCCATCCCCGTCTCCGTCGAAAGACGCGAGGACCCTGTTACTCGGCGCCCCGGCCTGCACGATGAATGTGTTTTCGAGGTACTTCGACCACTTCGTGCTCCACGGCCCAGGTGTCCACTTCTCAGTCATCTCATTCACTCCGCTGCCATGAGGGCGGCTCGTGTAGCGCCGGCCTCTTCCTTTGTGACGATAACGAAGCCATGTTTGGCGGCTTTGTCGCGGTAGTGCTTTTCAATCTTGCCGCCAGGATGAAAGTGCCGGTCGTATGCGTAGTTGCGCGGAACGTCCCCAAGATTGAGGTTCTTGATGATCGCGTCCCACTTCAACAGCAGTAACTTTCCCGTTCCATCCATGAGGGCACGACCGACAAGCGCATTGTTCGGCTGGAGCGCCCATTCTGTCGGTTTGTGATGCTCGAACTGCATCGGCCCATCCCAATCTTCGAGAACGGTCCCGTTCCAGTTGCCGTCCGACAGGATGAAACTGTGTTCGTTGCCGTTGAACGTCACGATCCCGTTGACGCGGACGTTGATGGCGTCGAGTTTGTCTCGCTCCAGAATGGTAATGATATCTCGGTGGGCACTATCATCGTGCGCCGCCTCGGCCATCATCGTCATGATTTCGTCCTGCTTGTCGGCCGGTATGTCTCGTTCAAATGCGGCGTACGCAATAGTCCTGAACGCGCGAGACTGCGGGCTAGAGACGCGGGCAGCAAACCCTCCGCCGTCGAACACCTCAATCCGGTAGGCATCCGCCGTCCACCACGTCGCGGAAACCTCTTCGACCCACTCCAGCTTCTTCACCTTGTTATCCATGGTTTCCTCCTAGAGCGGCGCGGCCGGCGTTAATCTCTCTGGCCAGTTGCTCGGCTTTGGATCGGGTCCCGCATTCGATCAGGAAGCCGTCGGGGTGATGGACGAACCAATGGACGAACCACCAGTCGCCGGGTCCACAATCCGCGAACTTCTCGACAGCGACAGCGACCGCCTCCGTCAGCCCGCTCATTTCGCACCTTCTTGGGCGCGAAGGGCGAGCATGGCGTCGGCCACGAGGTATGCGTCACGAGCGATTGCGAACGAAATGCTGGTGTCGCTATCGCGCGCGGTCGGCCTGTGCTGTCCGGCGCTGGTCGCCGAAATGACTGCAGGAAGCGCCTGCCCCGCGAAATAGTCGCGGAGGCTCATGCCGCGCTCGACGAACGGGAATATCACGCCGTACTCGTTGGTCTCATCCCATGTGTTCGG